CAGGATACAGACCTCCGGTGAGTGAACCTAACCCTGACGATCCAAAGACACCAATCGGTATTCCGTAAAGAGCAGAATTGACACCAACCACACGGGCTTTCTCCTGCCAGGTCAGCCTCTTTCCGAGCATCTGCTCTGCAAGGCGTACATGGTACGACAGGAACTGACCGGGAATAGACAGGATACCTTGCTGCCATGAAGCGTTACTTGCACGGGTCATGTTGGCAGACATCAGGTCTGAACGGTCAATCAAACCCCTACGGACTGCATCGTTGATGACTGCACTCGGGTTGGCTTTACGCCATTCGAGGTAAGCAGCATTCCATGAAGCCAGACGGGTAGCACGTTCACCTTCCTTGAAGAAGAACAATCCGGAGTCAAGGAACTTCCCGTAGTTGCCCTGAACAATAGACGGGCCTGAGATGTCATCTTTCCAGGTATGCTCACCTTCGATGATCCATTTACCTGTACGTTTGAGTTCCTGGTAGGACTCCTTGAACCACTCGGGCTTCCACCCAAATGAACTCATGTTACGAGAGACCTTATCCAGGACCCTTTCGTCGGTCAAAGCCCAGCGCATAGGGAGGATTGCAGCAGCCCCCTGGAAGCCATTTACAGGCCCAGCAATAGCTATCGCGTTACTCATGGTAGCTGCGTTCTGGACAAGCTGGTAGGGGTTGAACAATCCGATGTTGAAGTGAAAGGCCATGTGACGGAGGGTACTCACAGGGTCCTTACCAGGACGGTGTACAAGCCAATTAGCTGCTTTATTTGAAGCCTCTTGACCTCCTATGAAGCCAAAGTCACCATTGTAAATCGAGTCCATGAGCTTGTAACGGTACGAGTCCAAACGAAGCTGGAAGTCGCTCTCCGTACCCAGGAGTTCGATCATGGCCTTACGGGAGTTCTTGGCTGCCTGGAGTTCAGCAGCATTGTCTGGGGTAAGCCTTACGAATTCCCCATGGTGGATGTAATGTGTCGGGTTAGACATGACGAGTTCTTTGTTCTCAATACCTTCCCTGAGGAGGTGGGAGAACTGGGACATCCATGCTTCGACCTGTCCGATTTTGTAATCAGCAAAGGTCCTCGTACGCATGATGTTAGCCATGGTCCTGTCCATCGACAGTCCAGGGTCTATCTCGTCAGCAAATTCAAGAATTGGTTTGAGTTCTGATCCACGTTCGGAGACAGTCCACAGGGGGTTGTCTCTCTGGCCTAAGAACTTCTTGTCTACGTTGGCAAAGTCGTTGTGAGGGCTCCTGATGGTATCTTCAAAGCCTGTGAAGTGGCTACGAAGTTTATCCCCGTAGGCATCTGTGGTGTACTTGCCTGACTCAACCTGAAAGAACGGGGAGTTAATGTCAAGCATCGGCTCCGTCATCTTGCCATTAGATAACGGCTTTGACTGAAATAATGATTCAAATTCCTTAATAGTCCACGGGAGATTCTTAGGCAGGAACGCATCGAGTTCAGCCCTGCGTCCTTCCTTCAGGAGTATACGGGCTTGCTCCATGGCTGTAGCGTACTTGGTTGCTTCTGCCTTGGTGTTGAACCCGAAGACAGACGTATCACCCTCATATATCCAGCTATCGGGTAACCCATTTCCACCACCTTTACGTCCCTTGGGTTGCTTTACAAAGAACGGTTGGGCGTACTCGGTATGCCATCCGGGACGGTAAGGTATCTGGGTAAACTCCAGAGGTGCAAGTTCTACATCCTTGGTAACGATGTAGTTCACCGTGTCCTTACCCAGTCTGTCCTCAAAAGGAACACGGGTAGGGTTTTCTACCTTGACGATCCGGTACCCTTCAGACCGAAGCCTGTTGATCTCTTCGAACTGGGTAGCATCCGCCTTGATCGAATGGAGACGAAGCCTTCTAGGTTCTGCTCCTGCGTTATGGATCAGGACCGAAGCATCTGTAGTCGAGTTATATGGAAGATCGTCAATGGCCTTACCAATGAACTGGTCGAGCTTGTCCCTCATGAGGTTCGTGTCAGGGTGGAGTTCCCTGTCTTTAAGGACAACGGTTCCGTATCCCTGACGTGCACGATCCCTGTAGACACCGACATTGCGGAGTATCCAGTCCCAGTCGTTCAACTGGCGGTACGTAAAGTACGCCTTGGTCTGGGCTTCAGTCGGAATCTTTCCTCCATTAGCTCTGGCGAAAGAGACCTCGAAGTCTTCGACAGTATCCCTGAAGCGTCCACGAGGAGGTTCCTCTCCAGCGTACTTGGCCTTCCAGGCTGGATCGGTTTCCATCTTGTCGGCCTTCATGACACGGAAAACCTCTTCCCGTTCTTTCTTGTTGACCCTACCAATGTCAGAGATCATGTCCTTGAAGGTCTTCTCCAAGAGACTATGGGCATTAACAGCAGCCTTACGGTTCTCTCGCATAAACGGAGAAACCCGGTCATCAGCAGAACGTAGACCTCCTAGAAGGGTATCCCATAGGGATGACCTCTGGGTGTTATTTGTTGTCTTGATCGACTCCCTGAAGGCATCAGAGGTCTCATCAATGTTCCTGACGACCTTAAGGACGTACCCTTGGCCTACCTGCTGGACGTTAGCAGCATTGACAACAAGACCGTATCTCTGGCTACCGTAGTGGATTGCTTCAGCTACAGTCGAGAATGTCCCACCATCGGTCTTGCCGAGAGACACAGAGACACTAGCTACGTTGCTTAACGTGTCCTCTGGTTTTACCCAGTTGACTGAGATAATCGCATCGTTGGTTGCACCACCATGGATGACCTGTTCCTGAAGGGCTTGACTCTCCCTCTGGATAGCCTTGACGTAGGCTTCCTCGGGTGCCCTGGAGACCTTCACCAGGTCCGTAACAGCCGTAGCAATACGCTCTGAATGAGTCTTAAGGTGTTCAATGAGCCTCTCAGCCCTGACAGCAGCGATACCCTCTGGTGCCCCTGTGACGACCTTCTCTGGTCGGAAGACATCCATGACGGTACGCATGAGGTTCTTGGCTTGACCAGAGGCATCACCCTGTCCAAGGATTTCAGCAGCACGGGACGTAGCCGTGACCTCAGAGGCCCTGACGGGATCACCCATGACCTCAAGCATACGCGGGAGATCAGGGGTCTCGTCGGCATTGGCCTTTACGATACTCTTGGTGGCTTCAATAGCTGGGTCTGTGACTGGTGCTCTAGGAGCCTCTGGGGAGGCCTTCTGGAGGGCGTATTCTCTTTCTGCTACCCGGGTACTCCGGATATCCCTAACAGCCTCCACGGTCTTCCCTGCGGCTCTGGTGGCCGTTCTAATGGGGGTCACGCTTGCAACGTCTATGACCGTAAAGGCATTGTCGATAAACTGGCTACTGGAGGTATGCGACAACATGGCCCCAGCGACCTCTCGGGCCAGTGAGGGATTGTCCTTGGCGATGTTAAACAGGTACTCCCTGAGTTTGGTTGGCAGGTCGTCTAGGGGCATACGCCAGAAGTGATTGACCATGTCTTCGACGATATTACCACGAAGGTAACTGTCCGAGCGTTTCTCACCCCAGCCGAGCTTTACTGTCCCGTAAAGAGGAACAAAGCTCTTGGCTTGATCGACCAGCCAGCCTCCCCATGACTGTCCCTTGGCAATGCCTTCGACATCATGGAGGACATTCTTGATGATTTCCTGACGGGCAATTAGTCTCTCAGCGATGTTCGTTGTGTCTGCTACCCTCTCAGGGTCCTGACGGTACCCTTGGGAGATCGGAGACTCAGAGCCACCTACCAAGACTTGTGCCGAGTTGATCAGAGCACTGGCGTATTTCCTTTCGAAGACAGTCTCAGGTGAACTCTTTGGGATGTACTTGGCCAGGCCAGCCAGAGCAGCAATGTCGTCTGGGTTGATCGGCTCCCCACGGGCTGCCTTCTCCCTGATGATCTGGTTCCTGAACTCATCCTGCTGCTGGGACTCTTCCCTTGACAGGGATTCCCTGAGAGACCCTTCGGTTCCCGAGGCGTAAAGGTTCGTCAATACGTCAAGCCCCGGAGATTTCTCTCCGAGGGCAAAGTGCATCTTGGCTGCCTTCTGCTTTGCTAGATTTAAGTCTAACCCAGCTTTGACAGGACCCGTATCTGTGAAGACGACCTGATCGTCCCCGACTGCTTCTGGTTCTTCACCAAAGACAATCGATTCATCAAAGTCCCCTGGAGGGGAAGCTACAGGTCCGACAGGGATGATTCCACCTACGGAACCATCACCCATCGAGGTTTCTTCAGGGGCTTGCGAGGTTTCTTCAGGGGCTTGCTGATTTTCAATATTCAATTAAGCACGACCAAAAATGTAACTACCGATCTTATGGATTTCGCTGGAATTCTTGGTCAGAGCACCACCGAGGGAAGACAACCCTGATCCAAAGCCAGTAGTAGCTTCCGCAGAAGCACGTTCACCCATGATGTCAGCCGAACGGGAGTTAATGGCAAACATCTTGTTGCCGAGTTCCTCGTTCTGATTAGTAGCCAGGGTAGCACCAGCGGCACGTCCAGAGACTGTGCTCAGGGCACTCATGAGACCAGAGGATTCAGCACCACCCTGGGCAGAGGCCGTAGCTGTAGCCTGAGCAGATGCGACCTGGGCATTACGGATGATCTCCCTCTTGCGTCTCATGGACTCAAGGGTCATCTGCTGTTGGCGTACTGCCTCAGCTTGTTTCTGTTGTTCTGAAAGCTTCTTGTTGGCGTCAGCAGTTTGAGACATGCCGTACATCTGGACACCAAGACCAGCAGCAGAAACGCCAAGACCGATAGCAGCAAGAGCAAAAGCTGAAATACACATTATATTCTCTTTATAAAATTACATTCTACAGGGGAGTAACCGTGCTTTGCGTAAAATCTTTTTACACCAGCAGTTTCCTTTGTCTCTTCTGCTGCTCCGGTTACAATATTTGTACAGTTAGTTTTCTTAGCCCAATATTCAAAAGCCTTAAATAGTCTTATGGATGCCCTGGTATTCCTGTACTCTGGGTTTACCCACCATACGATTTCAAATGCAGTACGTTCTCTATTGAAAATCTGCTCACTGATTGAACCGAATAGAACACCTTTAGCAGAATTACTCTCGTCTACTAAAACCACAAGACATTGAGAGGATTTGTCTTCAATTGCATTGATAACAACATCGGACATTTTGCTTTGGTCAAACTCACAATTCTTGTAGTTTGAACTCCCATGAAACCTTTCGAACATTTCTAGGATTTCAGGGAAATGATCGTAGGTTGCTATCTTAAGGGTTAATGTCATACGACTGAGTTACCTGTGTCGAAGGCACTCCAGCCTACGATCTTGAACCGTTCTCCTGTGATACTCTGGATTTTGAACTGGAGTGACAATCCTGAGCCACGGACTTTTAGCTTCTTGAACTTGTAATTCCTGCCTGTAACAGACGTAGTGTCGATTAACTGGCGGGTACCAAAGTCTCCTGTGTTCTGGCTATTAGCGTAGTCCCAGACAGCACCGAAGTACAAGACATTGCTATCGAGACTATCGAGGAACAGAAAGACGTAGTTGCTCTGGAATTTCTTCTGGGCTTCACCACGTAGCCTGTAGCCTGAAATGATAAAGCTCTCGTAGTCTACACCTTCGTTATCCTGACTATAGAAGTCTACGTACCTGGGATCGTACTCCTCAGCAAAGGTAACATCCCATGCAGGACCGTTGTTCTCGCTGACGAGGTACTTGAAGACCCCAGCGATTTCTTCGTCTTCACCTACTGAGACGTAAATATCTTCTAGAGTATTTGTCGTAAGGTCAGAACCACCGCTGGTAACAATCTCAAGATCAATACTAGAAACTCTGCCTTTAACTGAGACAATACCGTTTATGGTAACCGTAGGGCTTTCCACAGACCATTTGTAGAAGGCCTGGGTGACAGTGTTGAAGCAAAGAACCCTGTTGTATTCGTACCGCTCTGTAATTGATCTCGGAACCGTACTGCGGTAGACCCAGTGGATTACCTTAGTGAGGTTATTGTAGTACCCCTTGGCGTAGCGTTTACACTCGGGAGGGATATCGTCAATGAAGAACCGTTTGATCTTCTTCTCAGAGAGACTCGTGACCTGGACACCACCAGACTGATTGCTCTGGGCTACGATGTACACTCCGTCAGTCGTCCACCACGCAGGCATACCGGCGACATCTGCGAAGGAACTTGCTGAGAGGTTCGGGTTACTGGAGATTTTATTCACAGACATGTCGGTAGGCGTAAAGCCAATACCGGTAGAACCTGAGATCGTCCAGATACCATTGGTTGCAAAGATCACCAGACTAGAGTGGAGAGGGACTAGTTTGATGACAGTCCCACAGTCTAGAATTTGGACAGTACCACCATCGGTAGCAAGGGTATCAAAGGAGTGTTCTGAGGTCGGATCATTCTGGGAATGACAAGCCCCAAAGTCCTTATTGCTGTCGGTTACGATCTGGGAGAAGTAAAGCTTATTGGAATACCCCTGGGCATCTACACCAGCATACCAGACACGGCCTGCGTAGAAGGCACAACACCTTGGACGGAAGACTCCAGCGGACTCTACAGGAAGTCCCGCAATAGCCACAGAGACACTCCCTGCGCCTGTGTTGACTGACATGGACACAGCAGCAGACCTGTCCATGTCGAAGGCATCTAGGATATAATGACCCTTGGGAGCAGGGGAGTTCCCTCGGGTTACAGCAGAGGCGATCTTGGGCTGGAAGACGTCATTGGCTGACTTGTAAAGCCACCAGACATCAGCATTGCTGGGGTAATCCGCTCTGTTGGCATCCCAGGTACTTAATGGGTCACCAGCGAGGTACGACGTGGGAAGCGTATCAGCAGAGCCTGCGGCTATACCAGAGAGTCTAGGATCGTTTACACCACCTGTCTCGTAGGGAGCCCAGCCCTGGTTGTAAAGGTTGTACTTGTGCTCGTCAGAGAGGGTGCTTGGTCGTTCGTCTACGTCGAGAGTATCGTCTAGTCCTTCGAGGTCTCGGACCTTAATTGTGATTTGGGAGGCGGTAACTGTAGTCCCGTCGTACTCGATGTACACTGGTTCCATGTACGGATGTGTGACGAACAGGTACCCCTTACCGGAAGCAAAGGAACACTCGATCTCTTCGGGATTAACGGTAACGTCAGTAACGTAGGAAGACAGATCAACAGAATCTCCTAGAATACCTGAGGACAGACTACTCTGGCCAATGACATAGAAGTAAAGCGTCAAGCCTATCTGGGAGACGACTAGGTTATTGTCACCATCACCATTGGCTGCTGACCACAAAAAAGTCGCCATTGCTTTACCATCACGGTTGACCGAGAGGGTATCAAATGACGACTCGTAGTCTATCCCCAGGCGACGTTCAAAAGAACCGTCTACATTAAACACACAGTTATCAGTATCCGTAGCTGCCGCTTCAGGGAAGTTTAGTGCAGTAGCCTCGGTAACGAATCCATTTACAAAGTTATTCTCTACTGTAGCAGCAGCACTACGGGGCATTAATTACTTTTCTTTCTTATCGAACTTATTGGAGGCTACAGGGATTTTCTCTGCCTCCATCTGTCGTTGGGCAAGATACTGTTGGATTGCCTTATCGGCCTCGTAGTAACTTGTGTAATCCCCTCGCATCCACTCAGGAATTTGTCCTTTGTCTAATTTGAACCGGACAAAGCCATATGGGTTTTCTCTGTAGGCTCGAAGGATATTCCCGTTATCAAGTGGGATTTCACGTACGCTTGTAATATCATTAGGACCCACAGGGTCATCAAAACCAATCAACGATGTCTTCCGTAATTAGGGAGAGAAGCCTGCCAACCATCCTTACCTGGGAGGTCTTTTTTGTTTCTCTCTAGTTTAGTTCTATAGGCTCTAGCACTCTTCTCTGCCTTCTGGTGAGAAGCCTGCTTGAGTTCTGCCCAGGCAAGGGCCTTAGCTTCGTTCAGTAACAACGGGAATTGCTGTTCATCCAGATCAGGAACGAAAGTATCCTCAAGGGTAAAGACCTTGAGCATTTTCCCAAAGCAGGAATTCTTGGAGGTCTGGAGGAAGTTATCTACCGAAGAGTCGTAGGAGTCACAGACAACACGATAGTCGTCAAATGATGTCCAGTACGTCGGGGACTTATCCGTCTTGATATAAAGCTTAGTAGTAAACCCATTGACAGTCAGATCAAAGTCACTAGTAGTACTTGCTGTTTGATCAAACCTTCGGGTCATCCTAAGGAAGTCATCGGGCTCCAGGTACTCAACATCTACCCATATATCTTCAGCCCCGCCGTCGGTAATGTTATTATACTGGAACCATTCCAAAAAGTCAATAGTATCAGGTTTAGTCAGGATAGTCGGAGTACTTACATCAGTCGCATTTAGGTTAAACAACCCAAAGTGTTCTGGGAGGTCCGTAGGAGAAATAATATCGTAGTAGACCGTTCGGATAATCTTGGCGACCTGTTGGGCCTCAATCGTATCCTCGATGCTGTTGACTTCGTCACTGTCCATGGAAGACAGGACGGTCTGGGTCATATCCAGTAAGGTGTACTTCAATTCAATTTCTCGTAATGTTTCTCTAGCTGGATAATGTACCTACAGGTTCCTGCGTCTTTCTGAACCTTGCACTTGTGCTCCAAGGCATCGATGGTACTTACAGGAGGGGCAGCCAGTCTAGGGGTTGTGACCTTCACGACGGGCTCGCTCACGCAACCGCCTAAGAGCATCGTCAACCCCAAGAGGGGTATCATCAATCTTTTGCCATTCATTCTTGGTTTTCTCTGTTTCTGTCTTGATGGCGTCGGTTACGGCCTTGGCACCTTCCCTACGGGCTTGCCATTTTACCTTGGTGATCCAACCCCAGAATAATACTAGGGCCAGACCAATGCCAATGAGCTTTTCTTTCCAGCCAATGATGAAATCAAACACCGAGGTACTTTTCCTTATTACGGAAGTAAAGGTACCCTGCGATACCAAGAGCAGCTACAACCACCACTAAGGCTGCTACACCCCAGGGAGAGGTCACCGCTGCCACCACAGCAGGAATAACAGTAGAGCCAACAGCGATAGCAATCTGAGGGTCCTTTGTGGTAGGTGTGGTATCAGGCTTGTCGGCCCCAGGAGTAACATCCTTCGGAGGCTCCTCAGCCAGAGCGGGTCGTAAAGCCCCTAGGAAGGCCGTGTAGTAGTCTTTAATCAATCCGGCCTTATCAGTACCGTTGACGATCCCACGGGCCTCACGGGGCTTCTCTACGTCACCATTGAAGTACTGTGACAATCTCTTACCTGTGAACTTCCCGTGGATCATTCCCTCGAAAAGAGCAGGGAGGGCTTTCTCCCAGGTCATAAGCTGGCCTGGTCTGGTAGCCCCAAACTTCCTGTGGTTCTCCTCCCAGGTGACCTGGACTAGGCCTTCACCTACCCAGGGGTAGTACTTCTTGGAGCGGAGATACTTTTCACCACCCATTTCCCTGACGGGTTGTATGGTGTGGGCAGTCTCATGGTACGTTGTAGCCAGCATGTACGCCAACCAACGAATGTCACGAGACTTGTACTTAGCCTCCCAGTAGTCCAGAATCCTCGTGAGGCCGTCTACCTGTTGAGGGGTTAACCGACCTCCAAAGGGATTCCTTCGTACGTACGTAAAGAAAACGTCTCTATTCACTATTGTCTTTTCTTAATGAGGAACTTTAGGACGATAGCTTCGGAAAGACTGCCGCCTGTAATGTTCCGGACGTAAATAGTTGCTGCACCATTTCCAGGAACAGCATGAACCATGTAAGACCCAAGGGTTCCTGCACTGCTATGCCACACAGAGATTTCATCATCTGAGTCAATGCCTGTACTGGTTAGAGTAAAAGACACCGTGGTATCAGCAGCCAATGCAGCAGCGTTCATGGTAATTGCACCTGAACGTGTATTCAGGGTAACTCCAGTGGATTTGTTGGTACCCTGAGTTACAGTACCGTCATAAAGATACCTACCAACAGATGTACCATTACGCTTAACAGTTACTAGAGGGCCAAAGCGGTTGTTATCTTCTGTGATCTGCCAAAGGCTGTTGTCAGAGTTCACAAGGAACATTGCAGCAGCGGAGGCCTCACCATTGTTAGGGGTCAGGAAATCATTATCAAAGATAGAGATTCTCTTGGCCCCTGAGGTAACGTACACAAGGAACTTTGCCTTACCATCGTCAGAAAAGGTATTGCTTCTAATGGCAATATTCTGGGCGTAGTTACCAATCTGGATAACACGAGTATCAAGGGTAGTAGACAACCGACCTACATCAGAGAATGTATTACCTTCAACGTGTGAGTTAATGGCTGCGGTAAGGTCTATATTAAAGTATCCAATACCACGGAAGATATTGTCCGTGATCTTGATATTCCTGTTTGGTACAACGCCAGCAGTACGGATACCATAAGAGTACCCCTCGATTTCACAACTACTAACAATCAAAGCGTTAGTCTGAGCACGGACTTTTACTGTAGCGCCAGAAGGGATAGCTATCCTTGAAGGCCAGATAGGCAGAGGTATATTTGTGAATGCCTGTTCCTGGGTAGCAACACCACGAGACTGGACAGTACCTGAAATCTTGTAGGTACTGGTAGCATCAGGATTTGTATCCCAGGCCCCGTTGACTGTCAGGACAGTTCCAGTATTTGAGGCAACACGTCTCTGCTGTCCTACGCCTGTACCACCTGTGATCTCTACAATATAGTCCGTAAAGATATTTGTAGTCCAGGTTGCAGCGCCATCTGTAAGGGTTGTAGAAGCCCCAGCAGTAGCTGTTCCTGTAACCTCGTAAGCAATAATAGACCCTGGGCAGATAGTCATACCACCGTCGGAAAGGATGATACTCGGTATAACCGACATACCATCACCTTCGTCTGTCACAGCAATAGAGGCCACACCTTCACCTTCGTCAGCTCCAGTAGAGGTCAATGTCGCCGTAGCCGAAGGACGTATAACCGAGGACAGGTCACCAGCAGAGATCACAAAGATAACCCTGGGGGCGTCAAACATCCCAGAACCTGCATCAGTGACTGTTACCGAATCTACACCCCAACGGAGGTAAATTCTGGCACCAGTGCCTGCACCACCTGTAACAGCGTTATTGTTGTTATTAGTGACTGTAGGGATTGCTGAATAAACACCAGCAACGTCAATAGTAACACCAGTAATACCACCAGAACCATCAATAGACGATACTATAAGAGTTGCTGTAGTGGTTTTTGTTCCACCGGCTACTGACAAAACGTTACCAACAGCGTACCCTGTGCCAGCCACAGAAGGAATTGCTGTAGTTAGCTCCATGTTTGCAGTCGCTGAACCAGCAACAGCAAACTGGTTAAACCTCAGAGTAGTATCACCTACCGCAAGAGCAGAGTAAAGTGAGGTAGTGCGTTCAGTAGCACCCACGGCAAAGGCTGTAGGAGAAGATGACGCGTAATTAACTGCTCTATTTGAAAACCTAGAACCTTCAAAGACAGCCATTTTGGAGTTACGCACCAAGGCACCAAGCCTTGTGGTAATGTAACTGTTGTCCATCCTGAAGTCTGTGACACCGTAGACATTGACACCATGCTTACTAAGTGAGGCGTTGTCTGTCTCGACCTCACAATCAGTCATTGTTACTTTGTTCATCCAGGCAAAGGAGAACGGCAAGGCCCTTGTGTAGGACGATCTACTCATAACCACACGGCAATTGTCTACCGATAGAGATGAATTTACACCCCACTGGTTTCCATACCAAATATCATTGGGTCCACCAGCATTGGCAATATCTCCGTAGGTCCCACCAATGTTTCCATTAGCGGCGCATTGGAAACCAAAACCATCTGGGTCATAAGCAATACAGCTTTTGTACTCTAGTCCGGAACAAGTATCGTTTGGGTCGATGTTCTGGGCGTAGCCTGCACGGTCTCCAGGAAAAATCTCGAAAGCTTCACCAAAATCTGTAGTGCAGCTCTCAAATGTTGAGAAAGCAGCACCAGACCATCGAAATCCATTACGGCCTGTCTTTGTCAAAGCCATAAGACATTGTGAGGCAGAACCACCAGAAACCTTAGTAATAGTCATCGTACCGGCTTCTCCGGTATTCATAACACCAAGGTGAATAGCATTACCGGCTAAAGCGTCAGCATTTGTCTCAGCTAACTGGATACAATACCAGGACTGAGAGTACGGAGCAGGGCGTTTTATTACGTAATAGTTTAAGCCTGTTTGAAGTGGTGTAGGAAGCCTAGAAACAGATGATGAAATCGTAACAGCATCGCCAGTAGAAACAGTATTCCACCACGGAGGTGAGCTTTGTCCTGAAGGTACAGGTATTCTTATGTCGTTACCAGCATTGGCAAACGGCATGCCAAAAGGAGGATTGACAAAGGCATGACAATTTCGGTAGGTATTCTTACAAGGTTGCCATGCTTTAGTGGTGTACGCCTGTTCATTGTACATGGCGTCAGTAGTCCAGTGGTTGACAAAGGCAAAGTTAGCCTTGCCAGTCACAAGGACGTTTTCGAATAAACAGTTTTCTACCCAGCCATAGGCATGGTGCCCGTGGATAACACGGTTCTCTTGTTCGTTACCATGAACATGGACATTCCTGACAACGATAAACTCTTTGAGTTCGTCATCCCCAAGGTAGTTCATCCATGGGTCACCAATCGAAAGACCACAGGCCCAACGTCCATTGACATAACGTGTCTGGTGGGCATTGAGTGTCGTTACAATACGGACATTCTCAAGCTGGGAAAATGACTTGAAATCAAAAGCAGCCCGTCCGTACTCCCATACGTGAGGGCCTGTACTAGAAAGTGTTTCACCAGCAGCAAAGTTATTTCCGTTAAGGACAGAGCATCCAGTGATCTGTGTCGTACTTACACGGGTACCTAACCAAACAAACTTAGGTTCTGCGCTAAAGCCACTGTCAAAAACACGGATATCCCGCTTGCTCCATTGGTCGTCAAAGAAATACGGAGCAGAGGCAGTAATGGTTATATTGTTTCCGCTTGTTGCGGAGAACGTAAGGGTGACTGTAGACTCACGCTTACGACCGACTTCACAAAGAAGTGTAGGAAATCCAAGACCCATGACCTTATGGCCCTCGGGTATTTGGATCATGTCGTTGAGGACGTAAAAGTCATCGGTCTCAGGGATAACTACAATACCGTTGGCATTGACAGCGTCAATAAATGCCCGACTATCGTCTGTAACACCATCCCCTAGAGCACCGTAATCCTTAACTGAGGCAAGCCCAGCAAGGCCGTCAGCACTGTCAGCAGCAGCCTGGGCAATAGTAGCGAAGGCACTGGCAGCAGCAGCAGACGATGCAGAGGAGACAGCAGAGGCAGCCGCAGCAACAGCATTAGCCTCTGCGTTAGCTATGTCTCCGATTAGCCCGTCAGCGTATTCTTTGGTAACAGCATCCGAGTCTTCTACAGGTTCTGGAAGGTTCCGGATACGGTACGAGTTCATATCCAGGTCGGACAACATACTGTGAGGTGTTGATCCGTCCCTGAATAAAGCCTTTTCTAGTGCAACCCTGAGAGCCTGGTTATTACGGTTAATTATAGCAACAGCAGTAACAGGGTTGTTTAGATTCTCCAGATCGGATAATGTTACCTTAGCCAATTACCAACCACCATAAACCACGAAGTCTAAGTACGAAGGGTCCACTGTACCAACTGCATGGACTGTCGTAAAAATCTTGAATGCAGTAGTACTTCTGTTTGCAGTAGGAGCAGAGGCTATAACAGCGGTGTAAGTACCGTGACCACCGTTAATGGAAACTTGGATACGATTAGAAGCCAATGCAGTTGTAAATGTAACCGTGTACTCACCAGTAGTGTTACGAACGACAGAGGCCACGTTTACCGAACCTGCCTGTAGCGTAGGAGTAGTACCCGAAATAGTAACGGTACCCCGAGCCCTTACTGAGGAGTCCCCAGACCAGGATTCAGAGGTACCGTCTGTAACAATTTGCTTACCGGAATTGCCGGTCTGAGTAGGAAGTACCGGTTCCCAAGTACCAGACCCTGCACCATCAGCCTTATAGACTTCTCCATCAGCAGCAGTAGATACACCCTTGGGTTCGTGAATATCGGGATCAGTTAGTGAAGAATGAAGAGCCATAGTACTCAATGTAGGAGGCCCCGAAGGAGCCTCCAGTTAGTCGTTCAATTAACCACGGGTGAAGTAAATACGGACCTTAATGGCACCAGCGGTAAACGCCGCAGTGTCATAGTCAGCCGTAAGATACCCGTTGTTTGACAATGTCGTACCAATCAAAGCACCAGCACTGGTCGAACCATTGGTAAGAGCAACCGTCTCACCAGCAGCGTTAAACGAAGCCAACGCCAGAGCGGCAACAAATCCGTCGTAGTCGAGTTCCGTAGAACGATCCGTACGGATAAGACCGATGTTCAGCGTAGCCGAACCACCAGACGTACATGCCGTAGTCGTAATGACTTCGACTTTTTCAATACGGGCATTTTTTGGAACAACTACGTTTTCCTCTTGGATAGCCGCAGTCGTACCAAGAGCCGTCATTGCCGAGATCGTAAGCTCAATCATTTGCTGGGGGCCAGCCATGTTGTACTCGCCCGCAACGCCCATCTGGGCCTCTTCGGTCCCGTACTTAATGTAAAGACCGTCGTTATTATACCAACCCATAAAAAACTCCTATTAGACCTGGGAAGCGTCAGAGATGATCGTGACGAGGTTTTCCGGACGGAACAGCTTGTAGCCATAGCGACAGGTCGTCACGTACTCTTCGCGCTGGAGGTCCTTGTTATACTCGGAGTCAACCTTGGGCGGCTGGCGAACAGAACCAACGAACGGAAGAACGTCGGGTGCAGCCGAGAAGAAGTAATTCGCAACACCGTTTGTAACAGAGTTGGAGTTAATCGTCTCCGAAATGCTGGAAGGAAGATTCTGAGAAACGTACACGTCAAAGCCGTAGACGTTCATAACGAACTTCATACCAGTGGACATACCGTCACGGACGATACCTTCCCACCTCGGGTTATTCGAGATGTTCGTAAGGTTCGTAATCGTCGAAAGCTGATACTCAACTGAGGGGTCAACAATCGCGACGAGGTTCGTCATCGGGACGTTGGCCTTCTGGAGCGAGAACTTAGCCTTCGCAAAGTCCTGCGGGACAATGACATCGTTCGTACCAGTTGCAACGAAGCGGTGGGGTGCACCGTTGATCGTGTTCAGGCTCGAAGCCGTCTGACCTGAGTTACCGATAGCCAGAACGTCTACTTCCATGACCTTGGCAATCGAACGGGCCTGCTTAGGCACGAACGAGGACACAAGGCGGGACATGTAGAACGAGTCCTGCTTCATCTTCTCCGTGATGTACGTAGCCGAAGACTTGTACTTGTTGATGGAGAACGTGAAGTTACCGGTATCCATTGCCGTGTAACGGACTGCCTGACCTTCCTCGTAGTCAAGCGTCTCAGCCTGACCGATAGACGGGATGTTCAGGGTATCGCCATCCGGGAAGTCCGTGATCATGTCTACGTACTTGGTGGCAAAGAGTTCATCCAGGAGGACTTCCTTAATCTGGGAAGACCAGAGATTCGAGCGGATGAGGTGCTCGTTGTTTGATGCGGTAAAACCGGACATTTATAACCTATTATGAATCGAAAAATTTCTCCCCAAGTCGAAGTGCGTCTTGATGGATTTGGTTCTGGATTTTAGGGGTCCAGTAGGCTTTGGGGTCTTTGGCCTTTAGATCGTCGTAGAACTTCTTTGTACGATCACCAGTCACACTGGTTTGTGGACGATTCACAGAAGTAGGAGGGGTAAAGGGACCAGGGAATTGTACCTGGGTTTGTCCTGGGTTCTGTGCCTGTACCAGAGCCAATAGGGCCTTGGGACGGAGTCTAGCCATGTCATTCATGTCATCTTCTGACATACCTATAGACTGGCTAATTGACTTGAGTTTGGTTGGGAAATCAGGGCCAAGGGTCTGCGAGAGGGTTTCCTTGACGGTCCTGAGGTTTTCAGTCTGAATACGTTCAGCTTCTCGTGCAGAGACACGTTGATCAATTAATCGTTCAACATCCTCTGGTTTGAGACCCTGAAGGTTTTCTCCCTGATTGCCGTTCGGTTCATTAGGCGGGGGATTCGGATTCTGTCCGGTGGCAGCCATCTTGTCTATGTACTGTTCCAGAGTAAGTTTCGTATTCAGGTCTTCGCGGAGCTTTGCTTGCTCTGCCTTTAGCTGTTCAATGAAGGCGTCAGCTTCTGCCTTTCCTCTTGCAAGTTCCTCAGGGGTCTTGAACTTTTTACCTTCGCCAACTAGTTCTTCGAAATAGTTTTTGTTGGTATCTACAGGAGGGGTTACTGCACCGGGGTCACCGGTAAAAAGATTACTGGTTGTCACTACGATCCTTTAGCTCCAGGAGGTCACGGAGCCTTTTGATTCTTGATTTCTCTCCGAGTGCGTAGGCGTGTTTGTAGGCCCATGACGCATTCTCGAAGTCTTTGGTGGAACACATAGACGCTTCGAGGCTACGCTCATCTTCGTCTAGTATTTGGAGTAGACGTTCCCTCATGGTCGCTGAGGCTAGTATCGTCTGCTCAAATTCTTTTCGTTTCTTCGGGTCCTTGATATGCTTCGACCAGGCTAGTGAAAGCTTCATTGGACTCCGAAGGGTTGATCTGTGTCGTCAGCGGTAAGGCCTGAGGGTGTCAGGGCTTCTACCTGGACTTGCTCCTGATGGGACTGAGCTTGACGCTGGGCATCTGCCTGCTCAGACAACCGAATGTACGGCTGTACGAGTTCGTAATCTTGAAGGTCCAGAAGGTCTTCCAGGAGCTTTGCAGTCTCGATACCCGAGAAGTGCATCAGGACATCTGGTTGCTGGCCGAGAGGCGAGTTAAACAGATTATTCAGGTTCTGGATTTTCTCTGCCTTTTCGGCAAAGTGTCTTGCAGCGATGGGACGGATAGTCCCCGATCCTGTGAGATCGGCTGGGGTCAGGTCCCTGAAGGTCGTAATCTTGAACTCGTCATCGAACACGGGGATCGTGCTCATAGCCGGGTTCCAGTTCCGTTTGGCAAGCTCCAACATGGCGTTGAGGAGCCGCTCTACGAGGTGTTCCTCAAAGCGGGTAGCTTTATTGGTGAACACCCGGGAGGCTGCATTCTCTAGCCTCTGGACCTCGAAGGCTGTCTTCTCTCCCGGAGTCCTGAATCCCAGGGCCTCCTTGGGCGCCCCGGCCATCTGCTCCATCTGGGCCTCTAGAGCCTGGATTTCGTTGTTGACCTGGAGGACCTGGTAAGGAGGGGCTAGGATTTCTACGTCGCCGTCGTCTCCGGTATAAATACGAGAGAAAGGACCCCATTCGAAATCCTCTACGTAGCCTTTTATCTTCAGAGGAGGAAAGGTCAGAAGATCGAAGGCGTCGGCCTTGAGGTTCTCTACGTGATCCAGGCGATACTGCATACCGACGAGATTATCGAGAGGACCCATGGCCCAGAGGTTGTCCTGACGGACCCTCCAGCCTACGTGGTAGATCGGAGGATGACCAAAGAAACTCTCGTTAGGGGAGTTCCTGATGATCTTGTGACGGTCGGCTACGACAATGACCTGGTTCCTGAGGAACTCGTCTTTGTCGGAATCGTAGATGTCACCGTAGAAGGTTAACAGTTCACAGTACCCAGAAGCCAGGTAAGCCTGGTAGCTATGAAACCCGTCTACTCGGTAGAGAGCATCTTTCTCTGCTGTACCAAGACCAATGTTACCTTCCGAAGAAGATCGTATGCGTCGAAGATACTGCCAGAGGGCTTCGTACTGATCTTTGTTGGCGTCTGTCGAGAAGCGGGTCAGGATTTCCTTGACCTCTCCCAGAGAGACAATAGAACGGATGATCTTGGGTGACTGGATAAAGTCAGGGGCCGTAGGGTTAAAGACAATGTCAAGAGGGGAAAACCGTTTAACAGTAGGCCCTACGTAGCCTACCTTGGTCTGTCCGTCTGCAAGCTGCTGGGTCTCGTCTATCCAGTCTACACCGGCAAAGCAGTTGCCATAGTCAATGTAGTCCAGGATGAGTTTGTCGACTTCTTTCTTGAAATTGTCCTGTTCGATGACATAGGACATATACGCTTCAATGGCTTCACGCTTTGCTCTGGCGTTACTGTCCTTGTCGTTACCTGTCCAGGAGAGCCATTTCCTCTTTGGGAATAGAGCCGCCGTGTAATTAGCGTAAAGGTTATCCCGTATCTGACAGAGCTTCGGGATTGTCGTTGTGTTCTTCCAAGGGGTAGCTGCGTTACTCGTTTTACGGGTATCGGTAGCGAAGATGTACTCCCGGACCTCACGCCACTCTTTTACCTTTACTTGCCTGAACGTATCCCACTGGATGTACTGTCTGGCAATTTCTGTACCGAGCTTATCAGGGGTAAGGACCGAGTCTATATCTAGTGTTTTACCAGCCATTAAAGAATTCCGCCGAACCGGCTATTAGTCCCAAAGCCAGGTTTAAGAACTCTAGGCTGTGTTTGGGTATTTGAAGGGGCGATACATGCGTCAATACACGAGGCCAGGCAGTCTTTAACGTCATCGTGTGGAGGATTCACGAGAACAAGTTCTTCTTCAAGAACCTGACAGTTGCCTCCTTGATAATGCCATATCTGGCGGTTATCGTACCTGGGCTGGAGGATTGCTTCGTTTCGTTCTTCCTTGGACCCCATGTGCCTGTTAGGCCGGTAATCCTCAATAGACAGAGCCAGACCATGTGGTCTGATGTAATTACTCTTGAGGTCCTGTACGATTACAGACTGGGCTGCTGTGACCTCTGCACGGAGCTTACGAAAGTCCCACTTTTGGTGAAGAGCAAGGATTTCCTTGAAGTAATCGGAAATCTTGTCTGTCTTGAACCGGGAGATTTCCAGAACGTAGTAATTCTGGTTACTGTCTATTCCGACGACAACGATGGCCGTGTAGTCTGCTTTACGTCTCAGGCTGAAGGCGAAATCGACAGCGGCGAAGACGTTGAGGCGTTGAGCCTTGTAGAACCATCTACCTGCATTTCGGTGTAAATGTTTTGGATCGTAGTACTGAAAACACTCTCTAGGGATTGAAGCATTCTCAGCATCGTTAGGGTCGTTATAATACTGAGATCGGAACTGAATTCTATCGAGATACTGGGCTCGTTTCTTGGCGAGAATCTTACTATCGAAGCCGAACCATTTACCGTCGTATCGTTGCTGTCGAGGCCACAGGAATTCACCTGTTCCATCGCCTCGGTCTTCCACTTGTCTCTCGAAGATTTCATAAAGGGCTTCACTGCCTGTGATCTCTCCTTCGTCGTCGTACTCGTCTACATTCATCTGTAGGAGATCATTGTAGAGGTCCTTGGGGTGGTACCTTGTACCAACTGCCCACTCGACACTGTCTGATCCTTCAATGGAGGACAACAGACTGTACTGTGCCTGGACTTTGTCTCTTCCGTCTACTGTATAAGCATTCTCTCTAACCACAACATCGTCAAGAACGGCAATATCGCAGTGCATTCCGGTAATCGTAGTAGTGAGACCAGCAGTGAAAATAGTCGGGTCACGAACGGCTTCTTGTTTGCGCTTGGGGTGATCTACGGAGATTTCTGTCTCGGTCCACTTTTCTCGTTTCCCTTCCTCGGGGTTGGTCATCTCTGGCCAGTATCTGCGGTAGATATCTGAAGTCAGGATATCCTTGATGAACTTAAGCTGTTTGGTAGCAAGATTAGCTGTACTGGAAATGTAAAGCACACGGATCGTAGGGTTCCTGGTGATTTCCCAGGCTACACGGTAAGCTACCAGAGCGGATTTACCGTGGTCTCGGGGGAGCAGGAGAAGCTGGTGGGACTTGGCTCCTTCCCGGGTCCACCAGCGGATAACCTCGCTGTGGATACTCCCTAGGACCCTTTGGGGATGGACTAGCCGAATGAACTTCTCTAGGTCCTGTTCGGCTAGTTCCCGTATCTGATTGTGCTTGTCTTTAGGGGTCAATGAATAAGCTTAATGAAAAGGTTCTTGATGAACGTCTCAAAGAGAATCCAGGTAGTAATCAAAAACACAAGACCCTTGAGGAGGTAATGGACATTAGTGAATATCCATTTCTTGTGTTGTTTGTTCTGGATGATCTCTTTGAGATCAGCTATGTCCTCTTTTTCCAGGCTTTCGAGGAATTCCTGTACTTCAGGTTTCATTACGGTGTAGACAATGTTGGAAGGACAGAGTTAGACTGCCTAATACTATACAAGTCTAGGGACCGTAGGTGAAGGATACCTTGTATCAAAGATGTTATCCCACGCTGTCCAAATGTAAGCCTGGTCATATTTGTTAAAGGCATATCACCAGTAGTATCTGGAGTAGGTACAGCATTACCGTTAATTGATGAAGCAAAGTTATTTAGTCTGAAACCATGAGCTACTTTAATAAGTACTCCAAAACCAAAGCTACCTGGGTTAATATCACAAGATGATGCATTGGCACTTCTAACACGAGTACGTAGTGCGACTGACGCTAATGATCTCCAGTCTACTTGGTTTATTTGATTTAGTTGCTCATCATCAATACAGAGGATTGTACTATCCGCAGCTAGGTTATCTGTAGAGAAATAAAGTACTATTGTACCTTCAGTCTGATTATAAACATTACTGAAGTTTGTACCTGTAAGTTGAAGGTCGTCAGCAAAACGTGTTACTGTTGCAGAAGTCGTAATAAGAGGTGTAGTTGGGCTGTTAGCTGGAGGAACTGACCCAGTACCAGACTCGTTTTGGACAACATCAATGGCAACGCTATCGCCACTTGTTGCCAAACGGAAACCACAAACAGGGTTTACAAGAGTCTGGGCAGGTATAGAAACAATAGTCCAACCGGCTGTAACAGTCACAGGAGTCCAGGTTGTCCCGTTGTCTGTGGTCATTTCGACTGTGCCAGTACCTATAAGGCGCTTGATGGCACAGGACATGACCGTCACTGCACTAGTAGCAGTTATGGTCTGTA